AATGATGTCAATTGGCTGGGTCATAACGTCACCTTAAAGGTTTCCACTTTCCAAGGTGGATCGCGGTTTTCAGCATTTTCCAATGCTTGCAGTTGCTCGTCTAGTCTTGTTTTGATTAGATGCTTTTCACCCTGCTGGGCGTCTAAATCCACCCAATGAGAAACCAAATGTTCGGTCAAATCAGCAGAAAAATCATAGGCTTTTCGGAATTTCCAATATCCCTCTGTTGCTACTAAATAATTGTTATTTTTTGCTTCGCAATAATACTTTGCCGTTGCAATTTTGCCGTCAACTTGGGTTATTTCGGAAATTTTCCAAATATATGTTGTCATTATTTTGTTTCTCGCATGATTACAACACGCTTAACAATCAACCTGAAAATTCTTCAAACTTAACCCAATTCAATACCGTTTCGTCCCATACATAATTGTTTCCTTGTAATGGATATGGAACTGGCGGTTTCCATTTACAAGTTTCTTGATCCAGTATCCATGAATCGAATGGTTTCGGAGGAATAAAAGCATCTTTAATTGGGTCGTAAATATAATTAATTCCAGCATAGTTTTTACGAATCAATCCATTTAAACAAGTTAAAAGCCAATTTTTATGGCCAGTAAGTTTATATAAAAATTCTATTCCGGCGTTTTCATTTATTTTGCCATTTGCATCACTAATCTCATTGTCATTTACACATAAAACATCAATGACAACATTATCAAAATTTAATTTAGCAAATTCAGCCATATAAAACCTTTAAGGCAATGTAATTGACCCAGATCCAGTCCACACATAAATTCGGTTTCCACCTGAAACCGTATATGTCGGACTACCGGTTGTTGATGCTGCTGCAATTGAATCTGGATATGTAATTCGCACATATCCGCCAGCGCCATTTCCGCCGGATGATCCATTTCCGCCACCACCACCACCACCGCCGCCCCATCCAGATGACGGTGCAGAGCCACCCGATGCGTCGCGCCCGCCGGTGCCGCCGTTTCCGTAGGTTCCTGACCCGCCACTAGCATTTGACCCAGAACCGCCGCCGCCACCACCGCCCGATGCTAAAGAATTTCCAGAGCCGGTTCCGCCGCCTGCATTTTGACCGCCACCGCCATTTGCTCCGCTTGATCCACCAGCGCCGCCAATAATATCTTGTGACCATCCGCCGCCGCCAGAGCCACCATTTCCGCCCGCACGATAACCACCAATTCCGCCGTTTCCGGTGTATGTTGTTCCGTTATAAACAAACGTGCTTGCGCCGCCTGTCCCGCCGGTATTAGCAGACCCAGATCCAGCCGCACCAACAGTAACCGTTCCAGTTAATCCGCCGCTCGTGTTAAACGTACCATTAGAAACGTAGCCCGAGCCGCCGCCGCCGCCACGCAATCCGCCACCGCCACCGCCACCGCCACCGCCACCCATTACTAAATATGTGACTGTATAAGTCCAAATTGCAGGATTGCTTGCAGCACTAGCCTGGCTTGTTCCAACAGGATTGGTCGCCGTTACCGTAAAAGTATAAGTTGTACCGCTTGTTAAGCCGCTAACAGATATTGGCGAAGAACTTCCTGTTGCAGTAATACCGCCAGGGTTCGACGTTACCGTATATTGAGTAATTGCTAAACCGCCGTTATCTGATGGTGGCGTAAAAGAAACGCTTGTCGTCGTCGAGTTGCTTGGCGTCGCAGTTCCAATAGTTGGGGCGCCTGGAACAGTTAAGCGATTGGCAACTAATAAAGAATGGATTGTCATTAGCTTAACCCTGCACCGCTAATTGCAAAAGTTGGTGTTGCTCCGCCAACAATACATAAAACTGTTGCAACGCCATATTGCGCTAAGGTTCGGTTTCCAGTATTGGCCGTACCAGCTTGACGTAATGTAACCGACGACCCCTGGGTAATTGTTTGGCTTGAACCAGAATTGTTATAAATCGAAACAATTTGCCCAGCAGAAAACACATTTGCTGGAACCGTAACGCCGCCAGTTGTGATTGATATATGTTTTCCATTATCAGACGCAACTAACGTATATGCAGACGTTTGAGAGTTTTGCGGCAACGAACGAACATCGCCAGCCGAATCACTTATTGACGCGCCCGAAATTGCCCCAGATGCCGTAACCGCAACGGTGCTTAAAACACCGGTAGACGGGTTAAATTGCAGCTTGGTTGACGATACGTCAAGACCAGTTTCCGTTCCGGTTGTTGCGCTTGTAAACGTCAGATAACGGGTGGCATTGGTCGTGGTGTCATCAGTAATTGATACGCCGGACGCATCAGATGACCAGGTTGGAACGCCTGAAGCCAGCTTTAGAACCTGGCCGTCGGTGCCAGCGGCCAAGAATGTCGTTGTTCCTGCGCCGCTTTGATACGGTAGCGATCCAGTAGCGCCACCGGCCAAATTAGTTGCAGCGCCAGCGGTAACGGTTGACTGGGCAGCAGTCTGCCAGCGAGAGTTAGTTGTATTCCAGACCACCAAATCGCCGTTGGTTGGGCTTGGAACGTAAACGTCTGCTAGATCATTAAATCGTGCTTCAAAGGTTGGCTTTACAAACAAAATTCCGTTTGATGCCGCATGAACAACCGAAGCTACTTGAACCTTGGCATTAGGCGCCGTTGGAACAGTCTTAGTCAGGCCACCCGTTACGCTTGGGTTGTAATACAGAATGTCGCCATCGGCCCAAGTCTCACTAACCGCAGCGCCGGTGGTGTCGATTCCTTTGACCTCACCAAACGCCGTTATATAACCCCAACCATTGAGCGCAATGTTTTCGGTTGCAATGCCCAAAATGTACGAGCCAGTTGCCGCAGTAAGATTTGTTGCTGGAGCAGCTTGCAGCCCACCAGACGCCCCAAGTGTTCCGGTAAACATTACCACCTGGCCATCAGAAATTGTTGCCGAAGCCTTTACTCGGTAATAGGTTTCTTGGCCAATCTGTTGCGTTACCGCACCACCGGCCATAATCAAGTTCAACGTCTGGGCGCTATCGGCGCTATTCCAAGACAATGAACCCACACCGCCGGTAATCGTCGCTGGTGTGGTGTCAAAGACCACCTCGTTTACGTTTGTAAACCCGCCTGCATCGGTTAGCGATACGCTGGATGACTGAATAATCTTGCCAGTAGTGCCGTCAAAACGTGTCACGGCATTGTCAACCGCCGATGCTGGGCCATCTACGTCACCGGTGGATGGCTCTGCTGCCCAGGTTGGAACGCCTGCAACCATTTGGAGCAAGAAACCGTCGGTGCCAGCCGCAATAAACGACGTTGCACCAGCAGCCGTCTGATAAGGAATCGACCCAGCCGCACCACCTGCAATGTTGGTGGCCGTTGTTGCACTTGTTGCACTTGTGGCGGTTGCTGCATTACCAGAAATTGATCCGGTAATCGTGTTAGTGACGGTCAAGTTAGTTAGTGTGCCGACACCGGTGATGCCGGAATAGGTTCCAGAAATCCTAGCTGTATCAATAGTGCCGCTGGTAATTGCAGCCGCGCCAATCGCAATGTTGGTATTGGTAACGCTGGTTAACTGGCCCTGGGCGTTGACCGCAAACACCGGAACCTGGGACGCGGAACCGTAAGTTGCCGCTGAAACGCCGGTGTTAGTGATGCTGAATGTATTAGCCGCAAGGGATAGGCCGGTTCCAGCAAAATAGGTGCCTGCAACGCTGAAGTTGCTCCAAGTAATTGCCGTGACGCCAAGTGTGCCGCCAGGTTGAATTGGGCAGTAAAACGCTGCACCAGCCAACCCGCCAGATTCTACGAACACCATTGCAGACACCAATTCGTCCCAGGTGTCGGCGTCAGGCGAGCGCGTCCAAGGGGTTCCAACGATGTAAATACCGTTTTCCTCTGGCGCGTTTTGTTCTTTGACCAACACCCGATCACCGGCCACTACTGGCACGGTGTCAATAGTTTGAGCGCCCGAAAGGGTAATGTCGCCAGTTGTAGCGGCCCGAACAGGTTGTTTCCATGAAATCCCAACGATAGCCGCATCCACATATAGCTTGTTAGCCAGGTCGGTATTTCCAACCGGCTGGTTGCTCATGGTGGCCGTTGTAAAGGCCGCAGTCGATGGGGTTGTGGCACCAATAGTCGTGCTATT